GTCATAATTGTAAATTCACATTGAGGAGGATCTTCTTCTTCCCATATCTTCCACCACTCTCTTTTAATCAACGCACCTTCTTCTGATACTGGGTTTTGCAAATATTGTGAGTTCCAATACCTAATATCAAGTGCTGCCTTCTTAGCTTTTAATTCTTCTAGTGGCCAGAACTCAGGCCATAAACTTCGTTCTTCTCCGTCTTTATCCGTTAATATTGCTGGAAATTCTACGACCTCCCAGTCATCTACTTCGTCATTCTTAATCATCTGGTTCACAATCTCACCAGTCAAGTCAAGCTTAGACCACCTCGTCATTACAACAATTATCGCACCACCAGGCATAAGACGCTGTAAAGGGCCAGACTGAAACCACTCCCAAGCAGGCTTAAAAACGTCAGGTCGTCCAAGTTTGGCATCTTGTTCAGAGTGTGGGTCATCAATGATAAACAAATCAGCCCCGCGACCAGCGAGGGCACCACCAACACCAATAGCAAAGTACTCTCCATTATAATTCGTTCCCCATCGTGATGCCGATTTACTATCTGCTTGTAGTTCTACTTGTGGAAATATGTCTTTATATGCGTCACTACCCACCAGATTACGCACACGACGGCCAAAATTGACTGCCAAATCAGCTGTGTGAGATGCCATAATAACTTTCTTATGTGGGTACTTACCAAGGAACCACGCTGGCGCAAGATAGGATATAAGCTCCGATTTACCATGCCGAGGAGCAATGTTAACAATAACTCGTTTTTTCTTACCTGCAGCAATCTCTTCAAATATTTTAGCAAGTCTTCTATGGTGATCTCCTATCATGTAGCCTGGGTATACGTGCATAATAAAGTCTAAAAAACTATCTTTACCCGATTTCTCAACAACCTTGGTTTTATATACTTTAAGAAGTTTTTGAAGTCTAATTTTATCCGGACCTTCTGCTATTCCGATTAAGCCTTGTAACTCCTCAATGTCTTTACTCGTCAGTGTTGGTTTCGTCTCTGTCATCTTCTACAATTTCTGCATCTATCGTTTCAGCTTTAGGTTTTATCAACGCTTTTTGTTTTAGTTCACTTAACATGCTAAGTAACTCTTTCTCAACTTCTTCCATCGTTTCCATCTTGTGCGTCACTTCAGTCTTTCTCTTAAACGCATCTACACCATCTACTTCGCCTAACGCTCTTAACGCGGTTGTCTTTTCTTTAGGATTCTTTGTTGACTCTATCACCTTGATAAGATTGTTAACTACGTAGAGTTTGTAATCGGCTAGTTCTTTTGCGAGTAGTACCTGTGTCTGTGCTACCATACCTGCACAAAATGCCATCGTAGGATCTGAGTAATTACCATATTCAGGTTTAAAGTTTGGATCAGTCATCACTCTTTTAACGAAGTCAACTGCTTTTTGTTGTTCTTTCGGGTTAGCTTCAGGAATAGGTTCACCTTTTAAATCAGCTATGGTCTTAACCGTCTCAACTCTAACTTGGAGCTCTTCTTCCATACCTAGTTCAGGCATAGCATCTTTAGCATTTTTGGGCAGAGGGACGTCCTCCTCGATGTTGGGCATCATAATTACGTGAGAAACGTCGTGTTCGAAGTTATCTTCTTGATTTTGTTGGACTTTTAAGTCATTCATGTGTCGCTGTTACACCTTTGAGTAGAATTTGCAGCTTTGCTTGCGATTGTAACATAGTTTTTATGAAAACAAGGTAAAATAACCATATGAAAACTACGTTGACTAAGAAGAATTTAGAAATTCTATACAACATGGCATGCCAAATGGCTCCTTTCAACACCCTTCCTATGCCTAAGTCTACACGCGTTAAGTTCCGTGTCATAAAAAATCCTACTATATATGGCTGTTTTGACGAAGTGGACATGGCAATTGAAATAAGTTCTGGTTCTTGTGGTCACTTCATCACTATCTTCCAAACCCTTCTCCATGAAATGGTTCACTTAGCTCTCTACGTTCGAGGCGATGATGACTTTGATCAACACGGGGCTAAATTCATGCGTATTAAAGACGTCTACTCCGAGCTTTACAACTTCGATCCTAAAGCAATTTAGTTTTCATTCATTGTTAGGACTTTGTGTTTTTGAGTGAAAACCTTTTTGTGTAACATATTACACATTTTTTGATTTGCTTATTAAAGTTTCATGCACTTTTTATACTTAACTCCTTGATTTTTCAGATTTTTTTGTAGAAATTTTTTTTCATGACCCTGTTTATTTGATAGGGGGTGGGTTTCTATATTTGACTTTTTTTCTGATCGTTTGTGCTGGGCTCAATGTATGGCGAGACGGGACTCCTACTTTGTAAAACGGGGTCATACGGGGTGGGTGGGGTTCGTAGTATGCGACCGCGTCGCGCCTAGTTAAAACCCAGTCCACGAAGTTCACCGCGTCCACCTTGTCCGCCTCGTTATAACCTCGCTCAACTGCGCCGACCTCGTTCACTACGTTCACACCATGCCAACCTCGCGCACCATGTTGGTGCATAATAACCAAGTGAACCGAGTACCATGTAAGTCCTTGATTTTAAACATGTTCGGATTGTTCGGACGCGGTTTGACGTTGTTCACGTCGTAAGTCCTTGATTTTAAAGCGTTGTTCACGTTGTTCACGTTGTTCATGCCAAAATATAGGACAAAGGGAAAGGAGTTTGACGAAGTTTAGAGATCGTTCACTTCGTTTATGCGGTGCAAGTTCCTACCTCCTCGTCCTATCTTTTCAGTCCGAACATCCGAACAAACATCTAATAATAATAATAATAAATAATATAATATATATAAATCAAGCACTTACAAACTCCCACACGTTCATAAAAGCCTCGTTCACTTCTTTAAAGTCAAATAGCAAAACCCGAACAATCCGAACACGTTGTTTTATAAGGCTTTTTTAACACCTAGCAAGAACCATGCCAATCATTGTCAAATAATGTTTGACTATAAAAACCAATTCAAAGTAAAATCACAGACAGCAACAAGAAACACAAAAAGCAGAACTTAACAACTGCTTAAAATTTAATCAACTAACGAAAGGCTACAAAATGAACATGAAACAGAGATCAACCCACGCAACACCGCAAGAACTAATCGAACTATTACCCGCTATCAAGTATTTCAGATGGGACAAAGAAACAAAGGACTTAATTGAGGACTACGCCAAGCCAACCGCGTTTGAACGGGACGGACTTTTATTTATATCGAGTGAGGACGCCCTGAACGCCGATCTATTTGTTTATGACACCTACGGGGAAGTCAGACCGACCGAACCAATCCACCCGACACTTATTGAATGGGCAGAAAAACTCGGCACATATTGGGAACAATACGATAACGCCTCAATCGTTTTAAACCCCGACGACATCAAGCCGACATTGTTTCGCGTCATCAGAGCGCAGAACGACAAATTTAAAAGCCACGAGGTCACACTATGAAACCCAACTATCACAAATTCGATCACCTAGTCACACGAGGCGAAAACATGGAACACAACGACCCGCAATACACTCACCTAGAAAACTCCCGCGTCTTAATGTTGGACATGTTTTATGAACTTAAAGCACACGGATTGAACGCATATAAACACGCCTCTATCAAAAAAACTTCGAGTAAATGGATTTTTAGTGCGCCTAGTTTAAATTTTGAAAAAGAATTTTTAAAAACCGAGTGCGCGAACACCTATCAAGCACGTTTTGAGGGTTGGTTATCTTATCTCAATGAACGTGGTCTTTTAAACAACTTCGGCGCGGTTGAGTGCGCTTATAACGCAGACAAATAAGAAAGGCACGACATGAAACCGAGTGAACTTAAATATAACCACGAACTACACAATCCGAATAGCTATTTCTTTACGCGCGACACCATGCGCTTTTTTGGCGATACTATGAACAACTACGGCGTTATTGATAAGGGGACATATTTCGAACTATACAGAAAACGCCCTGTAAAACATGGTTTAAATTCTAGTCATTACTTTGATAAAACCACGTTCGAACAATTAAGCAAGGAACCCACGCTATGACACTCGAACACCTACGCCCTCAAATTAAGAGGGCATTAAATAACCCCGACGCGCTTTCAACTTCCGAGCGCGTCATTCTCTCAACTCTGCTATTTAATAGCACCTATGAAACCGCGTTCAAACTCCGCCTGAGTATCAGGCAAATAGAAACCGCGCTCAACGACTTTAAAACTAAACTTACGAAAGGCACAAAATGAAACCCACCCAAGCACAACAACGCCATGACCAGATCGAACTACTACGCAACCAACTCCGCCCTAAAAAAGCCTACGAGGTTATGAAACCGACCGCGCAGAGTGTAAACATCATAGACGGCACAATCAACGGGCATGGAGTGAAGTTTACTTTCTTTTATCAGCCAACCAAAGCCGACATGGCCAACGCGCACCACGCGACAAAGAACCTCGAGAACAACCTACGCAACGGCGTTGCTAAGAGAAAAGCGCACCTATTCAACATGGTTGAAAACGACATAACAGAATACACCGACATTTTAACGATCAACTCGAAAGATTTAGAACAACTAAAGGAGGAACGTATCGAAAATGAATAACACAACCCAACAAAACATAACGGGCGCGGACTACAAACGCATAATAGAAACTACGCACAACTTGAACCAACCACACGCGCCAAGTCTTTTAAAATATAACGAGATCATTAAGACGTTTCAAATGAGCGACGGGCACACGGCGCGACTACCTTTATTTTGGGCGAACGCCAACGACTACGCCCTTATGCACCAACAACAAAGCGAACACCGACAAAACAACGTCCGCCTATTCTTAAACGATCAACTCGAGAAAGACGAAAGAGCGAAACGCCAACGACTACGAAAAAATGGTTATTCACGCTCGGACTATTACAGACTAGGAGGCACGGACGCCTATTATAAAATCAACGGCACAACACTCGCGAAAACTATAAGCGACGTGCGCAACCCGCCCGACGTAGAGCAAGAACGGAAAAACCTCGACTACACCTTGAGGGCTTGTGAATATATAAAGAGGATTGAGCAACTTCACAAAGTGCGGGACAAACTCGAACCGCGTTTGAAACAGATCGATCAAGAATTTGAAAAAGGTGAATGGACTTATATGGCATGGAACGCGCTTGGCATTACCCACGAGCAAGGCTCAAACCTCAGCTATTTATTTTTCTTACACCGAACCCATGTCAGTTTAATGAACCCTCTACAGATAGCGCACTATCCGACTTTAAAACACTTGAGGGACGGGCGCGAGGTTGTGACTAAATTGGGTAAATACTTAACGACGTTCAAGGACTTCATTGGGTTATCAGAGGCGAACATCAAGGACATAGTCGAGAAGTATAACGCGATCGTGGCAAGTCGCACAGGGTGGGAAGTAAAATACATTGAAAGCACAGACGCCGACGGGTTCGTAAGAATTTATAGCAACTGCCTCGCGGGTTCATGTATGAAAGGCATGGACGCGGTTCGTGTTTATGCGCATGACAAATCGGTAATACGCCTAGCCTATATTCAAAGCCTAGCGGGTGAGATTTTAGCGCGGTGCATAGTCAGAGAGGACTTGAAACAATACGTTCGCATCTATCCCGACGCCAACGGCTCAACGGAAGGGAAATACCTCCAACAATATTTAAAAGCCAACGGATACACTCACGGCAACCTCGACGGGTGTTTGCTTGAACTTATCGCACACGAGGACGACGACGACATTTTTGTCGCACCTTATATCGACGCAGGGGCGCAAGGCAACGGCTCGGAGGGTTCAGCGCAAGACGGCGAGAGAGTGACCATCGACGGAAAAGAATATATCGAAATAACCACGCACGGCGAACTATCCTTGACCATGACGAACGGCTGGACGGACGACGTAGAGAACGAGGACGAGAGCGAGTGCGACGACTGCGGGGACATAGAACACAACGACAATATGTCATACACCACGCACGGCGACTATATATGCCGACATTGTTGTGAAAATAATTACACTTATGCTTGGATCAATAACAATACTCAAGACTACGTCCACAACGATCACGTCATTTGGGCTAATGATGACGCTTTCCATGAGAACTGCGATTTATCCGCGCATGATATTTATGCTTGTGAGGAAACGGGCGACTATTACCACATAGACGATCTAGTTATGACTTTACGCGGTTTTATTTGCTTTAATCTAGTGGAGGACATAGACCACGAGGACGCGGACGGCAACCTATCAGCACATCAAGACGACGTCCACGAATTAAGCAACGGGACAACGTGCCACATCAACGACGCGAAAGAACTCCAAGCAGAGATTGACCGCGAGAAGTCGGAGGACGAAATCGAGATTATAGAATACCCCGACGCATTAAAAGAACCACAAGCCGAACCACTCGCGCCCGTGTTTGAAGTATTAAACAACGCAATAGACGCAAACGAACAGGGCTACAACTTCGGGGACGATCTCACGCCCGAACAGAAACAACACAATCACAACTTACTAGACCAAGCAGAAAAGGACGCATTAAAAAATGAAAACATCTAAACCAATCGACAGACTATTAAACATTCTTACATACAGACGCCAACATGAAAGCGAGGGCGAACGTGAATTTATAGAAACATATTTCAAAGACTTCAAAACGCTAAAGAACGAGGAGGGCGAAACACTCGCGTATATTTACGAGAACCATAATAAAAAAGCAAAGACGAACATTTTATGGAGTGCGCACATTGACACCATGCACAACTCAACGCCCGAACTTATCACGCAAGAAGTTTTCCTAGATACTTTCGGCACGGCGTTCGTAGATCAAGCCTCCGATTGTTTGGGCGCAGATGACGGCGCGGGGGTTTTCTTAATGCTTGAAATGATCGACGCCAACGTCGAGGGAACATATATATTTCACAGAGGAGAGGAACGCGGGGGGTGGGGTTCATCACAGATCGCAGAACTACATGCCGACTATATAAAACAATTCACACACGCGGTCGCGTTTGATAGACGCGGGACAACCTCGATCATTACACACCAACGGGGCGGACGTTGCGCCTCTGATGACATAGGCCATGCACTCATTAAGCTATTCGGTAAGGACTTCGAACTCGACACGACGGGCATATATACAGATACGGCAGAATACGCGCATCTCGTTCCCGAGTGTTTAAACATCTCGATCGGATACCAAGCCGAACACACATCAAACGAAACCCTCGACACGAACCACGTCTTAAAAATGCGCGACACAATCCTCGCTTACGATTGGGAACGCCAAGCCCTCCCCGTTGTTAGAAAACCCGAACCGCGTCCACTATATTCATTTTATGGCGCACACAATCGCACCATGTCGCACGATCTCCCAAGCTATGATGACTTACTATATACCGATTATAAGTCAATGTTGAAATGGGTTAAGAGTGCCAAGCCCGACGATATAGCGGGGGTGATCTATGACCTAGTCGATCAAATTCAATACATGGAGGAGGCGCAATACTACCCAATGGACGCTATGAACGACGACCACGACGCACCACTCGACCGCACTCCGTATCACTATTAAACCCGCAACAAAAGAATGACCAACTCCAACCTCGACGGGCTACCCATGCCCGTCCCTTTTCTACTGAATAACCCTACTCACAATAGGGTTATATCTCTTTACCCTAAAACTCTCACTTCGTCCACGCATTAAATATTTAATGTGCAAAATCGGGAACTTC